TAAAGACATTAGAAGTCATCAATGTGGAAGGGCAGAAGCCTTAACTGATTTTATGCACTCTTTAACGGAAGCATGGGAAAATGCTAATCCTGATAAAAAGATAGATTTAAATGCTTGACAGAAATGGAAAGCCAAACTTTAATTTCCGTAACTTTTGGTTCTTTACGGGAATCAATAGAATTTATGGGTTTCTGCGTATCCTTAAAAACGCTGTTTGCCTAACTTGCAGGGCTTGAAACCAGCATGAGTGAAAACACAGTAGAGGGAGAAAGCAGCACTCCCCAATCGACGGAAGCTGCAACGAACATTGGTGAACTTTTGGACACCGATGGGTTGGCAAATCAACTGGAAAGGATGTTTGATGTGCCAGACGAACCCGCTGCGGAAAGTGCGGGAAATGAGGAATCGCCTCCTGTTGAAGATGAGCCGAGTGGTGAGTTGGAGGGAGAAGCTGAAAGTGATCTTTCTCAAGTTGAAGAAGAACCTTCTGCGGAAGTTGAACAGGCAGAGGAAGCGGTCGAAGAACAGAGGGAAAATCCCCATAAAGGACTCCTGAAAAGAATCGACAAGCTAACTGCCCGGCGAAAGGAAGCTGAAGGTAGGGTTGATGGTTTGGAAGACGAAATCAAAGACCTCCGTGCGGAATTGGATAATAAGGATGATTTAAGTGATCTTCCTAGAGTTGCAAAAGACAATCCATATTCCCATTTGAAATCTGTATCGGCAGTAAGTAAGGAAATTGAACAGGCCGAAGAGATTATGGAATGGGCAGAGGATAACGCAGATGGAACTGAAGTTACCAATTCTCAAGGGGAGGAAGTGTCATATTCTAAAGAGGATGTGATGCAGATTAAGCGCAATGCCCGAAAAGCACTACGCATACATCTTCCAGAACAAGAAAACTACCTTCGAGAAGAAACTGACGTTAACCAGAGAGTGGAACAGATTTTTCCATATTGGAAGGATCGGAGTTCCGTGGGGTATCAGGAAGCTATGGAGATTGTAAAAAATCGCCCCGGCTTAAAGAACTACCCAACATGGAAAGCTGATGTGACTATGTTCCAATTGGGACTACAGGCTTATAAGGAGATGACAACGGACAAGCAGCCAAAGCCAAAAGCTAAAGCTGCCCCGAAACAACCATCTGCTCCGAGCCAAGCTCCAATTGTGGATAAGCCTCAACAAGCACGTTCAAATTCCGCTAGGAAAGCCTTCAAGACTGATGGAGACACAGATGCTTTAGCGAAAGTATTAGAAACTGATTATTTATAAAGGATTAAATCATTATGGCAGTTCTTATTGAATCTGGATATAACGGCACTCAATCGGGTGGCCGAGAGGATTTGTCTGATCTTATCAGTAATGTCGATGCTCGTAGTACTGTTTTCACATCTCTTGCGAAAAAAGGAAAGAAGCCCGGCAATGCTGTTATGGGATGGCAGATGGATAAACACGACGAGCCAAATGCTACGGCATACGTAGATGGTATCGACGTAAGTATGGCACAAGCTCTTGATGCTAGTTTTGCTAGTACCAACACGGGTGCAGTTCCTACTTTCGAGAATCCCGGTGCTAATCGTAAATTGCAACAGAACTACATTCAGCTATTTAGGCGTACATTCCGTATTTCTAACTTGGCGAATGAAATTCAGATTGTTGCTGGCGTTAAGTCGGAATTGGCAAACGGTATCGCAAAGAAATTAATTTCTCTAAAACGCGATATGGAGTATGTGTTTTTGAGCGATCAAGACGCAGCGGCAGAAGCCTCCCCTGTAGGGTATAAGACCAAGGCATTAGGTAGCTTCTTACGTAGAACTGCCTATGAACTTGGCGGCGACCCTTATGGTAACTTGCATAGCGAAAACGCTACTTATGCTGATAACGATGCGGGCGGTAGGAATGGCACGGATTTCCGTGTAGATTCTTCTTTTACTACGCCTATCGTTAACACATATGCAGGAACGGCTGCAGACCTTACAGAAGGTTCTGTTCAAGATGTAATGAAGGGTATTTATGATACTACTGGAGTTATTCGTGATTATGATGCTCTTGTTGGAACAGCTTTGAAAAGGGCTTTTACGAACTTTTCACAGGCTTCTTCCAGCGCAAGTGCAAATGATCTCCATTCACCCATCAAAGTCTTCAATCAAAATGCATCAGATCGGTCATTTATCAATGCCGTAGATTTGTTTGAGGGAGATTTCGGTCGAATGAGATTGCACCCCTCAACCTTCATCAATGAGCAAACTAGTGCTACGGCTAACGCTGTTCGTACTTTTAAGGGATACGTCATCCCGTTCGATCAAGTTGAGATTAGGTATGGTAAACTACCTGAAATTAAGGAGTTGACAGATAACGGTGGTGGCCCTGCTCGGTTAATCCAAGCAATTGCCGCATTGATCGTTAACAATCCCCAAAACTTTGGGTATTTCGATTGCACCGCTTAATTAGATATGTATGCCCCCGAAGGGTTGAGTGATGAAATGACCTCCCTTGTGGGGGCCGCACTTCGGAGACAGTTGGCTCGTGAGCATCAAAACTCACGGGCCAACCAATCCGGTGGTGTAGCCAAGGAAGCTAGAAACGAGTCGTATTTAACTAGTTTCGGACAACATAAAGCTAGGATAGAAACTACTTCTTATCATTATTGGGGCAAACGACTTGGATACAAATGTTGGAGTGATCGTAAGTTTATTAAGGAATATTTACGTGACAATCCAGAAAGCAGAGTTAAAAGTGGGGGCGGCAAGAAAACACAAGTTGGCTATGGAGGAAAAAAATCACATGGATATTACGATACTCCAGTTGGCCGAGTTACCTTTCGCAAAGTGTATGGGCCAAACGAACGGGTAGAAGTCGATGCAAACGCTTAAATTCAGCAATGTTATTCATGGAGTTTCCCAATTAGCTGGATTGGATAGGGACAATTTACCCAGCCATTTTTTTAAGCAGGTTAGAGACTTGGCAAATACTCGTTTGTCTATTGCTTGGGAAACAGAATATTGGCCTGATTTAATCAAGACAGTTTCCACGGTTG